CTGTAGTGGTAGTATGATTGAGGGCAGATAGTGCAAAATTACCCATTGCTACGTTTCTATCTGAAAGTGTATTAGTAGTTAAAGATGAGTAGCCCACAGCAGTATTGTTATCACCCGATGTAATAGCATCACCTGATTTGCCACCAATTAATGTGTTAAATGTACCAGTTGTTACTGCACCGCCAGCTAACGCTCCAATTGCTGTATTGTACGTCTGAGTAGCTGTCGTAAAGTTTTGAGTTTCTAACGCATTTATACCTACTGCTGTACTAAACGAACCCAAAGTATCTGTGCTTAAAGCGTTCTTACCTATGGCTACATTAAAATCTGCATCCGTAAGTGCATCTCCAGCTAGACCGCCAATGAGGGTGTTGCCTACGCCAGTTGTGACTGCTTTACCTGCTTCGTAGCCGACTGCTGTGTTGTAAACAAGTGTACTTGTTGAAAAGTTTTGCTGTTGTAAGGCATTAAGACCAATGGCAGTTGAGCGATTTCCAGCTCTATCTGTTGTTAAAGCATCCATACCTACGGCTACATTTAATGAGCCTGTGGTTAAGGCATCTCCTGATCTGGCTCCAAGTAAGGTATTACTTGTGCCTGTATTCACGTTTCTACCAGCATCTGCACCGACAGCGGTGTTGTATCCTTCAGCACCTGCATCTAAATTTTTTAAAGTACTCCACCCAATAGCAGTATTATTACCATGTGCATCTTCTGTTGCTAATGCAGCATATCCAACGGCTGTGTTGTTATCCCCTGTCGTGATTGCAGTTCCTGCCTCATCGCCCACGCAGACGTTAAAGTTACCGTTAGAGGCTATTGCATCCCCTGCGTTGACACCTGCTCTGAAGTTGGATGTACCTGCTGTGTTTGCAATAAGTCCTGTACTTGTTACCGTAGAATTAAACGTAGCCGCACCAGCCGCTGACATATCAAGGGTGAGGGCAGTTATTGCTGAACCGCCATCGTTGCCTTTAAATATCATATCTGCATCTGAAATAGCACTAAATAAAGATGGTCCACCTCCACCACCACCAGCACCTATCTCTAATATAGATGTTCCATCATCTTTAAATCTCCAGTTAGCATCATCAGAATCTAAAATAATATCTCCTGCTACGTCTAGTGTTAGGCTGCCAGAAGACAAATCTATCTCTGTGCCATCAATAGTGATATTATCTACAACCACACCTGCGTTGGCTGTGACTACGCCTGTTACACCAAGAGTGCCACCAACAGTAGAGTTAGCATTACTAGCAAACCCACCATTAAACACAGTCGCAGCCGTGGTGGTTAGAACACCTGTTACGAGGGCAGTCGTTGCCATGTTCACAGCACCATCAATGTCCACAATGTCTAGGTTAGATGTACCGTCTACGTCTATGTCACCAGATATATCTAAGGCTGTACCTGTCAGGGTTCCTGTACTTGGGTTATATAAAAATGCACCTGTGTCATCCAGTAAACCGTTTGACTCATCGTGAAATACTACAGGAAAATTTGTATTTGCATTGTTGTCATTAACTACGATACCTGCAGATGTACCTGAAAAACCAGCCGAAGTAACTGTACCTAAAGTAGCGCCGCCATCTTTAAATGTAACTGTACCACCGTCTGCATTTATTTCTATGTTACCAGCAACATCTATAGTTAAATCACCAGAAGATAAGTCAATCTCCGTACCATCAATTGTAATATTGTCTACAACCACACCTGCGTTGGCTGTGACTACGCCAGCAACCGCCAAAGTAGATGCCATATCCACAGCACCATCAATGTCTACAACATCTAAGTTAGCTGTACCATTAACATCTATAGCACCTTCTATATCAAGACTACCGGGAATACCTACAACTGTTGTGCCTGTAGCTATTGTTATTACATCCGCATCAGCGTCATTCTTAATGGTAATGTCGTTAGTACTACCCTGTCCAGTAAGAATAAGACCTTCAGCAGATGTATAACCTATTGCTGCGTTATCACCAGCGGCTGTATCACCTGCAGGCTCAACTGTACCACCAGCTAAAACATTACCTGTTACAGTAGCGCTATCTATATATGCATCTTTAAAACGTAAACTATTAGTACCTAAGTCAACATCTGAGTCGGTTACAGGAGCAATACTACCGTCATTAAATGTAACTTGATTTGTACCTGCATTAGCTATTGTAATAACATCTGATCCACTAAATGTAATACTAGTGTTAGCGTCAGTATCACCAAAAATACTATCAAGACCCATAGTTCCAGCGTTAGTAATATTAGAGTCACTAAAGTCTATAGTACCTGTAACATCTAAGTTACCACCTACAGATAAGTTACCTGATATATCAACAAGGCCATTAATATCAATAGTAGTAGCTGCTATTTGTATTTCAGTGTCAGCTACAAGATCAAGTTGACCATCAACAGATGAGTTAATATAAATAGCAGTATCACGGAACTGTAGTTTTTCTGTTGTAGCAATAAGTACGTCATCAGAAAACTCAAAGTAATCTTCATCTTCCATCCACTTAAAGACACCATCATTAGTTTCCCCATCAAAGGTAATAACAACATCAGTGCCTGCAGTGCCTGATCCAAAAGTAATAGAATGACCTAACATATTAGCAAGAGGGCCACCTTCACCAGCAGTACCATCGTGAGTATGGCCTGTACTAGATGCAAATGCAGCTAAAAGTTGATCGTATTCATTATTAAACAGATCGGCGGTAATAACGTCACCGTCTGTAAAAGATGATTGCCTTGTGTATGTAGCGCCCATTTAACGTCTTGCTCCTAATTGATACTCTAACTGAAATCCTTTAAGTGAGTAAGGTGCAGTTTCACCTCCATCATTTATTCTTAATATAACAGAAAATCCTGAACCTTCTACTGATTGTCTTATAATAGGTTGTGAAGGACCACCAAAAACAAAAGTAGCAGCATCACCTACTATACTAAATAACGCACTACCAAATTGTGCTGCAATAGTAGAAGAGTCTAAAGCATAAGGTGCAGGTCTTGCGGAACCTGATCCTTCATTATCATAACGTATTAATAAATCAGCGTCAATAGCAGATTCAGGTTTATAGTTAACAATAACTCTCTGCATATGTTTTCTAATACCAGTATCCCCAAAACTTAAATCGGGACTTCTATATCTAGCTAGTATTGGTGTGCCATCAAAAGTATTACCTTTTTCTTGCCTTTGTACATAGCCATCACTACTTCCGTGTAATACAATTACATCTCCAGAAGTTATAAAAGTATCTGTAGAGGTAGGTTTTACTCCTCGTATTTCAGAAAACTCAAATCCTTGTTGTTTTATTACGCAAGCAACACCTCGTGTAAGGTTTTCTGCTTGTCCCTCTTTAGTAAAAAATATTCTATACTGTGTTTTGTCAGCTATAACAACGCTTTCAAATAGTAATGAGTCTTTAATGTTAACATCAAAAAGAGACTGTACATTTTTACTTACTGTACCAAGTTCTGTATCACCAATTTTTGCAGTAGCAGCTACCGTTCTAAGACCATCAGGCCCAAGAAAAATTAAATCACCACCAAATTCTTGAATAGTATCTCCATTAAGACAACCAATAGACCTAGTAACAGGAATTATTGCAAAATCAGAAGACGTGTTACCTGTTAATTTAAATATTCTATTTTCACAAAATATAAATAAAGAATCTCGAAACACTTTAAGGCCGACTATAGTATCGTCTACTTTAATACTTCCTGCTCCATCGCTACTAGTAAAATTATCTTCGTCAAAAGGAACACTAAATATAACTTCTTCTGGTGTAGTACCTTTACCTGCATAGAACATATGATTTTTAAAAGATGCTACATGTTTAGAACCTGCAACTGAACTTGCAGCAACATCAACTACATTAAAAGAAGAATCAAAAACTACAGGAGCATTTTCTTCATCAACAAATATAATTTTATCAGTACCATTAAAATTAAAACGTTCAAACCTATACTTTTTTGCACTAGTTCTTCCTGTATCAATTTCTGTCCAAGTAGAAGATACAACTACACCATTAAGATGTGCAGCGGCTGTAGTGCTAGAAGCAGCCCTAGTTACTCCCGTAAGTAAATTTGGATTAGTTGTACTGGTTATACCTGTATATGTAAATATTTCATTTTCAATTTGTATAGTACCACTAGCGGTAAAACCACTAACAGATTCTACTCTAATTGTACCTGACCCTGACATAGTTTCAGTCGCAGTTATACTTGTAGATAACTCAGTAGTCCCAGCATTAAATATCTTTTCGCCCCTACAAGCTATTACTTTATTTGCAAAACTAGCTACACCAATTACTTTTTCTGATGAAGAATTAGTTTGTGGTATAATGTGATTAACGTATTTACGATAGCCGTTAATTCTTCTGTAGCCACCCTCAACGTCAGGCTCAAAGTTTTCTAATACTAAAGCCTCTCCCGGTTGCATAAGAAAAGTAGAACGGTTTAAAACTAAACCGCCCTCACAATTAAATGCTGCAGGTTGTACCCTAGAACTATCAACCATTAAAAAGAAATTCCAATATTATAATTACTAGGTCTATATATAACAGTTGACCTAACGTATTCGTATTTATTTACAAGAAGACTTTGTACATTCTTTATGCCTTGTTCAAAGCGTACAAAGTTTGTATTGTATTGATCTAACTCACCACGATATTGATACACAAAAGCAGTAGCCCCATCCACAATAATTGGTGAAAATCTATCTGGTATACTAGTAGTATCTCCATGTGCAGCTAAGTCATCTGGAAAAGTATAAAAATCAAACACTAGTGTGTATTGTTTATCGGGTAAAGGATATAGTAAATAATTATTATCTGGAGTACGTACAATAAATTGAGGAACTCCACCATTTGTAAATAAAGCTACCTGTACACCAGTAGCGTGGGCTGCAGCAGTAGTGCTATTAGCACCTCTAGTACAACCAGTAAAAGTAGTAGACGTAGTACCTGTGTAAGATACTTGTTCACCTAATATAAAAAGAACTCCACTAGTAGCAAAGTCTGCCGTGCTTACAACAGTAATTGTAGTAGCACTGTCTGTTAAAGAACCATTTAATGTTGTTGCATCTACTTCATCTTCTTGGGTAGCAAAGCCCCTACTAATATATTCATTATAATCTAGCTTTATAAGATTACCACCCGAAGTATTAAGGTCAGTATTCTTTTTTATTCTAGCTGTATTATAATCAATATGTTTAGTACTAGTAGGTACATCATACCTAGTTGTACCGGGAACTAACGTAGATGTATTAGTTGAATGGTTAAAAGGATAACCAAATTCTTTTTGATTAATGTATCGTATAGATTCATTAACAGCATTTTGACATTGTACTTGAACACCCCTAGCATCTGTAAAAGATGAAGCAGTAAGAACAACTTCATTCATACGAGTTATAACATCGTTAGTTAATGAAAGATATGTCAGGGCCATTATGTTTCCTTAAAATGCAGCAATGGGGCCAGCGCAAAGCCAGCCCCAAAGTTTAGTGTAGTGTTACAGCAAGTCACGCTGGGCTGCAGCAGCCTCAGTATGAGCAGCCGAAACATCAGCAATTACTGCATAGACACGTAAGCGTCCAGTTGCAGCAGCAGCACCAGCGACAACTACGTCAATGGTATCTGCAGCACCAACACATGCAAGAGCAGCAGCAGCAAAAGTAGATGCAGCACCTGTGTTTACAATATTAGCTTCGCCGTTACTACCTTTT